GCTTTAAATGAATTTTATCGTCAGTTTCCTAGAACAGAAGAACACGCATTTAGAGATGAAACAAAAAATAGTTTATTTAATCTTGTTAAAATATACGAGCAAATAGATTATAACGAAGGAAATAGGAATTCATCAGTTTTAACACCTGGTAATTTTCAATGGTCCAATGGAGTTAAAGATACCCAAGTGACTTTTAATCCAAATCCAAATGGTAGATTTAAAATAAGTTGGGTTCCAAATATTAGGTTACAAAATAATGTAATAATAAAAAACGGATCAAAGTACCCAGGTAATGAACACATGGGTGCGTTCGGATGTGACTCGTACGATATATCAGGAACAGTAGATGGCACTGGATCGAAAGGAGCTTTACACGGATTAACTAAGTTCTCAATGGAAGATGCTCCAGCTAATACTTTCTTTTTAGAATATATAGCAAGACCTCAAACAGCTGAAATATTTTTTGAAGATATTTTAATGGCATTAGTATTTTATGGAATGCCACTGTTGGCAGAGAATAATAAACCCAGACTTTTGTATTATCTAAGAAGAAGAGGTTACAGGGGTTTTAGTATGAATAGACCAGATAAAATTTGGAACAAACTATCGGTGGCAGAAAAAGAAGTTGGTGGAATACCAAACTCCAGTGAAGACATAAAACAAGCTCACGCCGCTGCAATAGAGATGTATATAAATGATCATGTTGGATTATTAGAAGATGGTACTTATGGTACAATGTATTTTAACGAAGCTCTTAATGACTGGGCTAGGTTTGACATAAACAAAAGAACAAAGCATGATGCATCAATAAGTACTGGATTAGCAATAATGGCATGCAATAGGCATCTATATAGACCAAATCCAAAAATAGAAAGAAAACCATTAGACCTTAATATATCAAAATATAGTAATAAAGGATTTCAATCAACAATAATAAAACGATAATATGACAGAGTCTGTTATAAATTTTCCATCACAAGCAGTTAGTGATTTAGAAAAATTAAGTAAAAAATACGGAGAACAAGTTGCTAAAGCTATAAAACACGAATGGTTCACCGGTGTTAATTCAAGGTTTAGTGGTAATATCAATAGTTACCATAATTTAAGATTATACGCTAGAGGAGAACAACCTATTCAAAAATATAAAAATGAATTATCTATAAATGGTGATTTATCCTACCTTAATTTAGATTGGAAGCCAGTTCCAATTATTCCTAAGTTCGTTGATATTGTTGTCAATGGTATGTCCCAAAGAAGTTACGAAATAAATTGTTTCTCTCAAGATCAATATGGAGTTAGTAAAAGAACTGAGTACATGGAATCTATGCTTAGAGATATGCGCTCTAAAAACTTTAATGATATAGCTAAAGCTTCTTTCGATATTGATTTATATGAAAATGATGCAGAAAAATTACCAGACACTGAAGAGGAGTTAGCATTACATATGCAATTGAGTTATAAGCAAGCTGTTGAATTAGCTGAGGAGCAAGCTATAAATGTATTATTAGAATCTAGTGACTACGATTTAGTTAGAAGAAGATGTCTGTACGATTTAACGGCATTGGGTATAGCAGCAACAAAAACATCATTTAATTGGAATGATGGAGCTAAAGTAGAATATGTTGATCCTGCTAATTTAATTTATTCGCATACTGAATCTCCTTATTTTGATGATATATACTACGTTGGTGAAGTAAAAGAAATACCAATTAATGAATTAGTAAAAGAATTTCCTGAGTTAACTGAAGAAGATGTTAAAGAAATAGTAGATAATTCTGGAAGTACAATTTACAGTGAAGCAAACTATAGAACCAACACAGATAAAAATAAAATAGAGGTTTTATATTTTAACTATAAAACTCATATGAATGACGTTTACAAGTTAAAGAAAGTAGGTAGTGGTGCTGAAAAGATTATTCAAAAGGATGATACATTTAATCCTCCAGTAGAAAGTATGGATGGAGAGTTTAGTAGGTTAGAAAGAGTTGTTGAGTGTTTATATGAAGGAGTTTATATAATTGGATGCAACAAACTATTAAAATGGAAAATGGTTGAAAACATGATGAGATCAGATTCTGATTTTAGTAGAGTTAAGATGAACTATCAAATTGTTGCACCAAGAATGTATAGAGGTAAAATAGAATCTTTAGTTGGTAGAATAACAGGATTTGCTGACATGATTCAATTAACTCACTTGAAGTTACAGCAGGTAATGGCGAGGATGGTACCAGACGGTGTATACCTTGACGCTGATGGTTTAGCTGAGGTTGATTTAGGCAATGGAACAAATTACAATCCACAAGAGGCTTTAAACATGTTTTTCCAAACTGGTAGTGTTATAGGTAGAAGTTTCACTGCAGACGGCGATCAGAATCCTGGTAAAGTACCTATTCAACAAATACAAAGTGGAGCTGGCAGTAATAAGATACAAAGTTTAATTACAACTTATAATTATTACTTACAAATGATAAGAGATGTAACCGGACTTAATGAGGCTAGAGATGGTAGTATGCCAGATCCAAATGCTTTGGTTGGTGTTCAAAAGCTAGCGGCTGCAAATTCAAATACAGCAACTAGACATGTGCTACAATCAATGTTATATTTAACCGTAGAGGTAGCAGAATGCTTATCTTTAAGAATATCAGATATAATAGAATATTCTCCAACAAAAGAGGCTTTTATACAGGCTATTGGCTCTCATAATGTTGCTACTTTAGATGAACTAAAAGAATTGCATCTTTACGATTTTGGGATATTTATAGAACTATTACCAGATGAAGAAGAAAAAGCTATATTAGAAAACAATATACAAGCAGCTCTTCAACAACAAACTATAGATTTAGATGATGCTATAGATCTTCGTAACGTTAGAAATATAAAGTTAGCTAACCAGTTGTTAAAAGTTAAAAGAAGAAAAAAAATAGAAAGAGATCAACAAATTCAGCAACAGAATATACAAGCTCAAGCACAAGCTAATCAACAACAACAGCAAGCAGCGGCACAGGCAGAAGTTCAAAAGAATCAAGCTAAATCTCAAGCTGAAGCCCAACTAGAGCAAACTAGAAATCAACTAAAAATTCAATACTTACAACAAGAAGCTGCTGTTAAGAAAGAACTAATGGCGTATGAGTTTGAATTAAATTCTAGATTAAAAGTAATGGAAACACAAACTAAATCTCAAGATGAAGCACTAAGAGAAGATAGAAAAGATCAAAGAGTTGATAGACAAGCTGCTCATCAAAAAGATATGATAAACCAAAGAAACCAGGGTGATTCACTTAATAATTTTGAATCATCAGGTAATGATATAATTACGGGAGGAGCTGATATTGATCGGTTTTAATCCTAATTTTTAATATTTTATAAAATTTTATTATGACAGAAGAAAATAAAGAAGTGATTGAGGAGATCACTGAACAACCAACTGAAGAAAAAGTTGAGAATAAAATGGAGCAACCACGGGACGAAAAAGGACAATTTAAATCTAAATTTGAAAGTGCTGGAGACGATAGCGTTGTTAAAGTTGATTTAAGCAAACCTCCACCAATTCAAAGCGAAGAAATTAAAGAAGAGCCAGTGGTTGATGAAAAAACAAACGTAGTTGAAGACACCAAATCAGAAACACCGGTGGAGACTGTTACAGAAGAGGAGACACCTGTTTTGGAAGAGATAACAGTAGAAGACTTAAAAGAAACTGAAACAGAAACTGTTGAAGATCAAATTGAAGAAGCAATAACTGAAGCTGAAGTCACTGGAAAACCACTACCTGAAAATATACAAAAACTTGTAGATTTCATGGACGATACAGGTGGTGATATACAAGACTACGTTAATTTAAATAGAGATATATCTAAAATGGACGACTCTGAAGTATTAGACGAGTACTATAGAGCAACAAAACCTCATTTATCACCAGAGGAAAGAAACTTTTTATTAGAAGAAAAATATGGTGTAGATGAAGATATTGATGATGAGCGATCGTCTAGATTAAAGAAAATAGCCCTCAAAGAGCAAGTTGCCGAGGCTAGAGCCCACTTAGACGGG